TCCTGGATTCAAACTTGTTATCTGTGATTACTCGCAGATGGAGCTTCGACTGCTGGCCGAGCTGGCGGATATTCCCGAAATGCAAGAGGCGTACAACCAAGACATAGACTTGCACACGCTCACAGCAAGTCGTATGAACGACTGTGATATTTCAGAAGTTACAAAACAACAGAGACAGATGGCGAAGGGGGCAAACTTTGGGATGATATACGGTATTGGCTACGCCAAGTTCAAAACGTATGCGGCCGCGTCTTTTGGATTGATGCTGACCTTATCCGAAAGCAAGGTCACCCACGCGAAATTCCACGCATCTTACCCTCGCTTACGTCAATGGCACCGGGAAAGAGGAGCCTTGGTTCAAGATGGATGGTGCTATACGAGAACAGCGATGGGCAGACGTCGCTTGCTTAGTTACGACGATGCGAAGATGACCATCGCCGCTAATACACTAATCCAGGGGTCCGGAGCTGACATCTTGAAGGTCGCTTTGGGAGCATTAAACCCCGCAGTAGGAGACGATGTTAGATTAGTTGCCGTAGTACACGACGAAATAGTGCTTGAGGTGAGAGAGAACCTAGCCGATGAATGGCAGCATAAACTTTCTGAAATAATGGTAGCCGCAGGTGATACAGTTTTCAGTAAAACTAGACTCGTAGCGGACGCCGGAATCGGGCAAGATTGGAGCGCAAAGTAAGTGCACGCCCAGCATAAGCGTGCTAAATTACTAACCTATTGAAACCGCAAACATACGCTGTGTCTAGACTGCTTGCTGTGCCTAAAGGTAGCGTAAAAGATGTTTTTACGCTAAAAAACGACGGGAAGTACTTTGGTGTCATAGAAGGGGAGGATAATTTTTTCGTTTGTTTGACTGAATTTGATTCGCCGCTAAAGGCGGCCAACCACGCTCGGTCACTGAAACGTCAGAAAAATATTGGTAGCACAGCTAACACCTTAAAAAAGTTAGAAGACCCCAAAATCCGTTCTAAAGTACCAAAGAAAAAGCAACTCTTTACCGAAGCCGAAGTGGCTACTCGGACTCACTTACAGTTCAAGGAAGTCTGGGTCATTACAAACCCGGAAGGGAAATTTGTAGTCGAATCGATTAAAAACAAGACTCTAGTTAAATACAGTGACGAACGAAACAAAGCTCAGGTATTTAAGACTTACGAAGACGCTGCATTCACTTTAAATACTTTAGATATGGTGGTTAAGAAGGGTCATCAACTTCGAAGGTACTTTGAAAGTGTATAGTAATTTTGCTATCCTGTAACTAAGATTGGGTTCGAGTTAATGACAGCCACTCCTACTTACGGATTTCGAATCGGCGGTAAGCCTCAAGCTCTTGCGAAAATGCAGGGAAAGCAAGCAGGCGGCAAAACTGGCGTTAAACAGGGTGTTTTCGTCAAAAGTTTTCCGAATTTCAAGTACGGGACGCCGATTGAAGGATTAGGAGAACTAGAAGAAGTCGATAAGCCAGAAGCAACATTTTCGGCGACATCAACACCGGCTACTTCTGTAGTCAGTGACGCAGGTGAAGAAGAAACGACCGCGTCTTTATACAACGACTACATGGCCAGTATGCCCGGCGGTGTTCGGGAGCTGGTTACCACGGACTATAAGGGCGTGCGCGGGGGTCGCGTAGGTAGAGGTAACTACAGCACGGTAAGCGTTATTCCAGGCGCTCAGGTATCGACTCCCGCCCCTGCTGCTCCTGCTGCTCCTGCTCAGACCGGAGGGGGCACGACCTACAACGCTCCTGTAGTAGGAGGCAACTGGGAGCAATTTTACAACTACGGAACTAACATCACCGGAGATGTTAATTACGGGACTATAGGTTACGGTACTGCCGCTCCTGCTGCCGCTCCTGCTGCCGCTCCTGCTGCCGCACAAACCGGCGGTTTGACCCCGGCATGGGCGAAGAAACCTAGCCAACAAGCCAAAACGACAAGTAAAGCGGGCAGCGGTAAGGTTGCGTCGACGACTAGTTACGGTTCTTACGTAGCACCTTCGAGTTCGCAGGCTCCGGCCACGGCGCAACGTGCTTCCCAGGTCGTACAGGAAAGAATATCGTCCGGATCCGGTCAAGGAGCTAAGGGTGCCGCCGCAGCAGCAGGCGACCCCGGAAAAATGGGATCCAATGCCGCTGCCGCTTTGATTTCAGAAGGCGGGCGCAGCTCAGCCCAAGCAGCGTTAAAACAAGCCGAAAAAGGAAATATCGAGCTTAGTAACCAAGCTCGTAAAGCTTTGGAGAAAGCAGCAGATAAGGATAAGAAGAAGAAGAAGTAACGTTTGGAAAATCACAGCATATTATTTCAATTAAAATCCAAAAAGCTTTCGCTCCCTGTGTGTGCGTCTGATACGGCCCACGCGCAGGGACAAGCTTTGGATATCGGACGTGCTTTGGATTGCGACCGTTATGAAATCAAATACGGCGCTGCAACTGAAGGAGCAGTGTCCAAACTTTTTAAAAAATTAGCCTTTAATGAGTTCAGTCAACAACAATGCGAGCTGTGGGAAGGTTCCTTCACAAACAACACCCCGTGCTTTTACGCTTTTGGAAAGAGATATTACGTACGAACAACCATACTTAAATATCTAGATATACCGCGTGACGGCGTTATCCCGAAGCCTCGGTGCAAGAATGCACACTGTATAAATCCGTATCACTTTGAGTACTGTGCGGAGAAAAACACCAAGCTTTCGAGCGGTGACATACAAATGCTGTTAGCCTTCCATAGCCAAGGCGCATCTGCCACGCAGATCGCTAAGGCACTCAACGTCAACCGCTCAACGATTTACAGGAAACTGAGAAATAGTGAGTACTAAGGACCACAAGCCGATTCCTGCGGAAATAAAAGAGTGGTTAGAAATAGATTTCGACATACCGGAAGGTTTACGGTGGAAAAAAGATAAGGGGATAAAAAAGAAAGGAGACCCGGCCGGTTGCATATCTAAAAGAGGCGATGCCGTGTATTACGTAGTTAAATTTAGACAACAATTATATCTTACGCACAGAGTTATATACTTTCTACAAACCGGGATCGATCCGGGCGATAAAGTAATAGATCACGTAAGAGAGGATAAAAGCAATAAAGAAATAAGACTGGCTACAGTGCAAGAAAATCTAAGGTATGCAGCTAAAAGATCCGATAGTAAAAATAGATACAAAGGAGTTTATTTTCACAAAAGAGACAAATTATGGGCAGCTAGAATAACTGTAGACAACAAAACAAAAACAATAGGTTATTTTAAAACTGAAATAGATGCTGCTTTAGCGTACGATAGAGAAGCTAGAAAACACTTCAAGAGCTTCGCGTTAACTAATTTTGTTGACGAGCAAGAAAATCGTGGTATCCTGCAGGAGCCGGGCCAATCCGGCTAACCACGCCAAAGAAAACCCATGAACTTGTTTGTACTCGGACTCCGAGTAACCGCAGAAGCGGAACTCGACGAAAAAAAAGTTAACGTCCTGACAGAAGCCTTACCTTCCAACGATAAAAGAGTTGCTACTAAAGTACAGCTCATACAAAAAGAAGATCATTATGTAGGTAAATTGCTAAAAGACGTTGCAAAGGGCCAGACTATTTTCGCTATAGGACCTACTAAAGCAACAGTAGACGGTGTTCTACAGATGCAGCCTATGCTAATAGTCACTGAAAAAAACTTCGAAGATTTGCTTGCGGTGAACCTATTTATCGCCGCAGGGGGCCTTGGACCAAAGAGCGAAGAATTAGAACTGAACGATTCAACAGTAACTAATAGGTCGCTTGCCTGGCAATCTGACGAAAACGAAACACAGTGGTTTAAGTTGGCCGGATGGAACGAACTCAGCAAGCAACTGTCTGACCTAGCACCAGGCACACCTACTATCGCCGTAGGACGAGTCTCGACCTCTGAGAAAGACGACAAGAGTTACCTTAACTACAATCTCGACAAAGTTCTGTATCTTCCTAAGTCGACCCGCAAGGCACCTACCAAGGCTGCCGATCCTGAGAAGGGTAAGGTCGCTGCCGCTGCCCTCGGATCTATTGATTTCTCGCTCTGACTTCCTCCGCTTACTAACCGATGTACATCGCTGGCGAATTTTCCGAATCGGAAATTCTGTGCAACATCCCTCCGCACACACTCCGCATTGATCTTCAAGCTCGCCGTTGGAAATCTGACGTCGATCCTGATTCCGCAATTATCGACCGCAATGACAATGGAATACCCATCGAGTTTGTCCTTTTAGGTTTCAGTCCGTTTTACGGCAACCTAGGGATGCGCCAAGGTGAGGAGTTTTTACGCATTGCTTACATTG